CTACAGTAAAGGAATCAGCAGTTTGGTCTGGTGATCAAAATGTACCGATAGATTATGGTGCAGTTTATATTTCCTTGAACTTTACTACAGGAACTCCTGCTGCAACTAAACAGCAAGTACAAGATCAAATTAGAGCAAACTATGTGAAGAACCTTTCTACTATGTCGATGACACCAAAGTTTGTAGAACCAAAAGACGTTTTCTTAATCTTGACAACTCAATTTAACTTTGATCCTGCCCTTACAGGACTATCAAGTCAAACTCAGGAAAGCAACATACAAAAATATATCAGGAATTATTTTTTGAGGAACTTAGAGTCATTTGATAAAACTTTCAGAAAGAGTAATCTATTAACAGAAATTGACGCATTAGGAAAAGCAGTGCTGAATACTAAAATTGGCGTAAAGGTTCAAATGCATGAATTGATAGTTCCTGCTGACTTAAATACATTTGAAGTTCAGTTCCCTTGTGATATTGCTGACCCAGATGACGTATTCAATCGGATTATTACAGACGCATTTGAATTCCAAGGAACGGTTGCTGTTGTTAAAAATAGATTAAGTTCAAATCAACTCGCTGTCTTTGATTTAGATGATAACATATTGGTTGATAATGTAGGAAATTATGATGTTTCTTCGGGTAAAGTTTCTTTTGTAGGATTTTCACCAACTAGATTATTAAGTGGGTCAAATGAAATAAAGATAACTGTTGTCCCAGCAGATGATTCTAGCATTAAACCATTAAGGAATTACATATTAAAATTATCAACAGAAACATCTTCTGCTTCCGCTGTTCTTGACAGACAGACTGCAACACTTGAAGTGAACTAATGGCTTATTCACCAAATAATTCAGAAACCCTGAAAGACTATAATAGACTTCCTGTAAATCTCAGAAAGAGTTTGATACAAGAAGTTTTGCCAGAATACTTTCAACAAGATTATCCAAATCTTATTGCGTTCTTAGAAGGATACTATGATTATTTAGATTCTGATGGACAATGGGGTGGGATTATCAATGAGATTTCTGCAGTTAGAGACTTTGAAGATACTGAATTAGAAAGACTTGATTTTCTTTTTGATGAAGTTGGTCTCGGTGTTGGGCAATCTGTTTTCAAATTTCCTAGAGAAGTTATTAGGAACTTTGGTAATTTTTTCCGAGTAAAAGGTTCTGAATATTCGGGATATGGTTTCTTTAGATCTTTCTTCAATGAAGAAGACGTTGAAATAATTTATCCTAAAAAAGATTTGATCTATGTTGGTATGGATGAGATTGGAACTGAGTTTGGTAAAAGGATCCATGACGGTAAAATCTATCAGGTCTTTTCTTTGTTGGTCAGTTCTCCTTTCCCGATCCATGTTTGGGAAACTTTATGGAGAAGGTATGTACACCCATCAGGTTATCATTTAGCAGCAGAAGTTGTAATTTTATCTAATGTACCAGTTGGTGTAACGACAGAAGAGTCACTTCCAATACTTGATCCTCGTGAGAAAGTACACTCACATGCTGAGATGGTATATGGTAGAACAGAAGGTGAAGTCACTGGTATCTATGCTGATAATGATGATAAAACAGGTTATGTTGTTGCTGGATATGTCAATCCTAATTACTTCAATATCATTGAAGATGATGAAGATCATGCACCAGAAAGACTTAGTGTTTACAAGACACCTGAGAACTTTGGTCTATCAGAAACTATCCGTTACGTGGATTCAAACTTTGCGGACGTGGATCATTGGGCAGGTTTCCATCTTACTTACGACGATACGTTCACGAAGTTCTCAAGCACTTCACCATTTACAACGTTCGATGGAACATATCATATTAAAGCATCTGACAGTGATGGTCCAGTAAGTCTGTATAACTATTATAAATAGTCGTATTAAATAAGGAATTTAGAAATGGCAAGACAAATTATAGCAGTCGGTAGTGCAGGAAACGACGGAACAGGAGATACCCTGCGTTCTGGTGCTATTAAGATGAACCAAAATTTTGCAGAGGTGTATTCAGACCTTGCTTCTATAGGTTTATTAGTTAATGATTCAGTCGGTGGATTGAATCTTGAAGGTATTTCCTTTGACCAAAGAAGTGTTGTATTTATCGGAGCAGATAGTGCTAACTCCACACCAAGCGATACCAATGAAACATTTTTGCGTGCTGTAGAGCCAACCAAAGACAACATTATCACCTTGCCAGATAGTACAGGCACAGTTGCACTTCTAGCAGACATTGCTGCCAGTCCAAATATTTTAGATTCTGCTGCTATTTTAGCGTTCTCTGCTGACTTTGATTCTGCTAAAACCATAACTCTTATCAACGAAAACTCAATAGATTCTACTGGTGTAATCGGTTTAATTGATACAGATTACATTAGAAACAGAGCTCTTGGTGGATTAGACTCTGGATTGACACGTCAAGAAATTGATGAATATGTCACCAAAAGTTATTTGGTAACAAATAATCTAGTGTTAGATTCAGGACTTGTAAGTGATATTATCACTGAAAAAAATCTATTTGATTCAGCAATATTTAATAGTCTTAGTGAGGCACTTGAAGCTTCTTTGATTCCAGATACTCATAATTCTAGAGGAATCGGTACTAATACAAAAAGATTTGCAAATTTGTTTATTCAAGATGCCATAGAATTAGATAGTGCAAGATTAGTATACAGTAACACTTTTAATTCAATGACATTAGAAAATGTATCTACTTTTAGATTGAAAAACAACACCGATAGTGCAAACATTAGTATAACTGGAACTCATGTTATTTTGCCAGCAGGTACAACTATTGGTGGACACCCAGTCGACTCAGAAACATTCATGTCAATAACTGAACTCAAAACAGAGGTCGCGGCAAGTGCTGATTTCGCAGCATTCAAAACTAGAATAGGAAACTTATAGGATTAAATCATGCCAGCAATTATCACAAGACAACTAAGGAAAATCCTAGCAAGAAACTTCTTTGACGGTTTCAACTTAAATAGCAACAATTATTATGTTGGTATCGGTAGACCTGAACAGTGGGATTCATCAGACAATGTTCCTGTACCGGAAGATACTATTACTGATATTCGTCAAGTGCGTGATCAGTTAATTTCTGTCAAAAAGGTGCAGGCAGTATCACAGGTTGTTCCTCGGAACAACTGGGCAAGTGGTACGATCTATTCACAATACGATGATTTGATTTCAGGTTATCCAGTTCAACCTTACTATGTAAAAACTGATAATAATCAAGTTTATATGTGTCTTGAAACAGGTCGTGATGCTGATGGTAATATCGTTCCTTCTACTGTAGAACCGACTAATTCAAATGATGATTCTCATCGTTTGGGTGATAATTATGTTTGGAAGTTTTTGTTTACGATTTCATCTGGTGATGCTAATAACTTTATGTCATCAAACTTTATGCCTGTAAAGCAACAGGCTCCAACTGATTCAAACTCTACTGGCATTGAGTTACGACAAGAATCAGTACAAAACCACACGAAACCTGCTTCAATCACAAGTTTGGTTTTGACAAACGGTGGTTCAGGATATACTTCGGTTCCTACAGTATCGATCACAGCACCTACTGGTGTTGGTGCAGCTGCTACTGCTCATATCGATTCTAGTCTTGGTATTGTGACTCATATCACGATTGATAATGACAGTTCAACTGTCGCACATGGTGCCGCATACTATAACACTCCAATAATTGGGATAACTGGTGGCGGTGGAACAGGTGCTACAGCACGTGCAGTTGTGGGTCCAGATTCAGGTATTGGTAGAGATGCGGTTAATGATTTAAGATCAACTGGTGTTATGTTCCATTCACAACTTCTACCGAATGATAGTGATTTTATTACTGGTCAGGACTTCCGACAGGTTTCTTTGTGGAGAGACCCACGTCAACGAGATGGTGCATTCTTCACTGACTTGACTGGCAATGCTATGGATAAAATGACGCTAAGTAGCATTGTGACAGCATTTACTCGTGATAAGAAAATGCAAGGTCAAACTTCTGGAGCGGTTGCTTTTGTTGACCATATTGATTCAAATGAAATATACTACCACCAAACCGATAGCACAGGATATATTGCCTTTATCGACGGTGAATTACTTCAGGAAAATAACGGAGCTGGTGACGGAGTCATTGATTCTTCTCTTATCAAACCGAAGTACGATGTTGAAACAGGTGATATCCTGTATATAGATAATCGTGCAGCAATATTAAGAGATACCACTCAGACTGAAGACGTAAAAATAATTATATCGTTCTAAGGAATAGAAAATGTCTAGTAATTTAACGGAAACCCTTTTTCAAACAAAATATAAAGACGATTTCAAAGATAGTGATCACTATCATAGAATTCTCTTTAATAGTGGAAAGGTTCTTCAAGCAAGAGAACTTACTCAAATGCAAACAATTCTGCAAAAGCAGATTGAGCGTTTTGGTACAAATATTTTTAAAGAAGGTGCTGCTGTTTTAGGTGGTGGTGTTACTGCCAACAACAAATATGAATTTGTTAAGTTGGACACAAGCAGTAATGCGTTGCCTGCTACTCCTAACTCACTTCTCGGTGTATCTATTACTGGTGCAACTTCTAATGTGGTGGGTAAAATTGTTGAGGTTGTTACTGCTGCGAGTGGTGACCCAGCAACAATTTATGTTGAATATACAAACACAACTGCAGGAACTGCAGGAGCAACTACACCAATTCGATTTACTCCTGGTGAAAACCTATCAAACTCTGTTACACCATTAACAATACAATTAATAAATACAACTGCAAACCCTGCTATGGGTACTGGTACAAGAGTATCAACCCAAACTGGAGTTTTCTTCACACAAGGAAATTTTGTACAGGCAGACGCACAAAATAAAATTGTTTCAAAATATTCTTCAACTCCTGATTTAAATGTTGGGTTTAGGGTTCAACAAAGAATCTTTACCGTTGATGATGATCAAGGTCTATATGATAATCAAGGTGCTTTGGCAAACTTAACTGCTCCTGGCGCTGACCGTCTTAGAATTGACATGACATTAGCACTCGAATCAGAAGTTGATTCTGACGAGATCTTTGTATTCTATGCAAAACTGCAACAAGGTAAAGTCATTGAAGTTGTTTCAGCAGATGAATCATATAATAAAATTGAAGACCATGCTGCGACTCGTATCAAAGAAATAAACGGCGACTTTATTAAAAAACAATTTAAAATAAATTTTCAACAGCACGCAACTGATTCTGCAAGTAAGTAT